ACCTGTACGTCCGACTGAGTAAACAGACGGAGTACCTGAGTGATGAACTCTTTCTCATCAGCGGTCAGTTTGGTTCGCCAGTCCTGTACGTCTTCGGACAGTTCTGCCTCATCTTCGATCCAATGAATCTCTTCGTGTTTCTTCGATAGTTCTACCGCCCAAGGGTACTTGAACGGTTTGTATGTTGTGCTAAAATCTAACAACGACAATTTATTCTCCTTAACCCTCGCAGGCTCTACATTCATTATCTTCTGAAGTGTCTAAAATGGTTTTGTTCATGAACGCAATGAGTTCATCATACCCACCAATGTAATTACCTTCGATGTAAATTTGCGGTACAGACTTGACCTTACGACCAGTCACTTCTGCAGCCGTCTTACCAAGTTCTTCCAGATCGATGTAATCGAACGGAATGCCTCGCAATGTTAACTCATCCTTCGCCAGTTGGCAATAGGGACAGTTCTTTTTACCATAGACAATACTACGGTTGTCATCCTGAAGTGCGACTCGTTCCACCTTCTCCGATACGTTCTCTGCACGAGACTTCGCTTCGGTACGTAGATAGTACAGTCCCTTCAATCCATCTCTCCATGCCCTCAAGTGTACCTTGTTGACATAAGACTTGGATGCACCAGAGGGGAAGAATAGATTTACCGATTGTCCCTGACAAATGTAGGGTTGTCTATCCGCAGCGTGAGTAACCACCCAATTCTGATCTAGTTCCTGTGCAGTCTTGAACACCGCCTTCTCACCTTCAGTGAGGAAAGGTAGATGTTGTACCGACCCCTTGTTGGTGATAATTGATGTCCAAGTAGAGTCATTGTCCATTTCCCGTTCGGTAAGTAATTGTTTCAAATGTTTGTTTTTTACCAAGAAACTTCCTGATCGGGTTCGATGCGTATACGCATTTGCCTTCATGGGTTCGATAGAGGGCGAGGTGGACAGGATAACACCACTGGACGCATTGGGGGCGATAGCAAGCAAGTGTGAGTTGCGTCTACCCGTTCCTTCTCCATCGGGATACTCTCCCCTTTCAATTGCAAGGGCTTCGGTTTCTCGTACTGCTTCTTGTTTGATATGGTTAAACACCACGGTGTTGATTTCAACTGCTGTAGAAGATTCCCAAGCCACCCCATGTTTTTGGAGGAGAGAGTGGAATCCCATTGCGCCCAAACCAATGGAACGTTCTCGCATTGCGCTATACTTAGCACGGGTGATCGTGTCCGGTGCTTCGTCGATAAAGTACTGCAAGACGTTATCGAGCATACGCACAAGATCACGGACAATAGTCGTATCTTTCCATTCATCGTAGTACTCTAGATTTAATGAGGACAGACAACAAACGGCGGTACGATCAGGGCCTGTCGGTAAATGAATTTCATTACACAGATTAGACCCATGAATCTTTAGACCCAAGTCTTTCAATTTTTGAGGTAACGCATGGTTGGCAGTATCGATAAAGTTCAGGTATGGTTCACCTGTACGGAATCGAACTTCAATAATACGTTCCCAAAGTTTACGTGCGTTAATACTTTCCTTAACCTTACCGCCCTTGGGGTCACGCAGATCAAAATCTTTATTCTCTGTCACCGCAGTCATGAACTCATCGGTGATGTTGATTGCGTTGTGGAGGTTCAATGCCTTACGTTGCACGTCCCCCGTAGGAATACGGATGTTAAGAAACTCTACAATATCTGGATGAGACACGTCCATGTACGCAGCGTAAGAACCCTTACGAGTCTTACCCTGTCGGTACGCAATCATGTCTGCGTCTACGGTGTGTAGAAACGGAATTGGGCCTGGAGCAATGTCAGACACGGTTCGCACGTCAGACCAATGACCCCCGACACCCCCGCCATAAACACTAAGCCAACGTAACTCAGAACTATGGTCAATGAGACCTTCCAAAGTATCAGGGACGTATGTAAGGAAACAAGAAATGGGCATTCCCTTTCCTTTGCCGTGTCCATTCGGTGCGTTAGATAATACTGGAGAAGCAAACATAAACCACTTATTACTAACATAGTCATAAAGACGCTGTGCGAGGTCTTCATCAAGTTCATCCTTATATCTCGACCATGCGGTTGCCGCACGTCTGTATCCCTCTTGGGGACTATTCTCATGTTCGTTGAGGTAAAAATCCTTTAACATGCCCACCGCATAGTCTGCGAGTAGGGCATCCTTGCTCTTATCAATCTTAATCATTGTTGTCCCATATTATTTGCTGTAGTCATAGAAGGGTTCTGAAGAATTGAACTCATACTCTTCTATGTAGATTTGTTTTCCGGTGTCACGAAACTTGAGAGCTAACTCAAGTATGTACTCATCCTCTTCTTCTGGTAGGATTTTCCCATTCCATAGAAAGTGAGAAGTCATCGGGGTCTCATAATTCTCCACCACGAATCTATCGGGGTGGAGGTATTTATCTGTTGTGCCCTTTCGGGCCACGTAAATTAACTTATCTTTTTCATGTTTGTCTTGAATTTCATGTATACAAGACACGTCCTCATCTCCGTCGAAGACAACGAGGATATAACCGTAATCTAAGTTTTGTGTTGACATAACTACTCCTTAAGTGGGAGTAATTATAACAGTGTTAAAGCGGGTATGTCAAGAAGGGAATTGTCGTTTTGATGAATGAGTGTTGTCATTTGTCTCTCCCAGCACAGTGTGCTTTCTGACTAAACCCTTTAGGGCTGTCACAGTCTATAGATTTCTTATACTTGTCTGACCACTCTTTTCTCTTGCGGACAGCAGGCTTCTTCCGAACAACAACGGTAGAAGAGTCATCTCCAGCGCCAGGTACGGCACTGGTTCCAGTCATTTCTTCGTAGAACTTACTGAAAGACTTCACTTCGTTATTTCTCCGGTAGTAATATATAGACTTTGTTGAGACTTCAGATGGGATGCCTGATAGATTTTTATTCCAAAAACTTCGTTGATCGGATTACCGTCAACGATTCTCACTTGATCACCTGACTCGACCACATCGGCATAGTTTGCGGTCATCGTAGGATTCTTCATCCTGTAGACGCCAGGCGACAGTTCATCGTTTCTCAACATGTACCACTTCGTTTCCTCAGCGAGCATGTCAAGACTATCGATGCCTGTTTGTTTATGGATTTTCTCTAGACCCTTGTCGTCTAGGTTTCCGTGTTCCTTGATAAGGTATAACGCAGCTGCATAGGATGCGAGGCGAGAACTTCCGCCAGGCGCCTTTGCCATGAGTTTCTTGATGTTGTAGACAAGTCTGTGGAATGCAGTGTAGTTGTCTCGCAAGGCCTCACGATTTTCCATTGTGTTGTCGTCGAAGTCCTTGCGTCTTTTACCCTTCTCATCGATGATACCTAACTTGTATGCTTCGGTGTCTTCTATTGGTGTTACAAGAAGTTTTAGAAATCGGATCGTGTAGACAACATCCGCAGCACTTTTAAGCAATCCCATATTATTGTCCTTTGATCTCTCTTAACCGTTCGACTGCGAGTCCGTCCATTTCTACTTCAGGATAACCATATTCGTCGATGGCTTTTAGAAATATCAGAAACGGTTTCAGTACTCCCCAGTGTTCTTCTTCTTGTACTTTGAACTCAAGTATCTTCAGTCCAGCGGGATAACCGAACACGTTGAAGATAACTATGAGATGGTTCAGAATCAACCTCTCACTGAGTTCTCCACTTTCTCTGTAACGGTTCAAAAGTCGTTTGACATACTTGAATCGTTTCAGGTCTTCAAAAAACTGTTCACTGTCGATACACTTGGGTGTGTAGTAATGCTTCGCAGCGAAGATCATTAAATTCTTTTGTGTGATTTCCATTATATACCTTAAGGGATAAAATACCTAGTTTACCCCTTTATATAGGATAATTACGAAAGTTTCTCCACCAACACACCTTTCGTATCCGAACGACTTACCATAACACCAGTCTGTTCTGCCAAGGCAATCAATTCTGCCTTGGTCATATCCTCTAAACTCTTATTACCTACAGGCGCTTCATGCAACATCTGAGGTGCTGAGTGTACCACTTGTTCGTTAACCATATCACGTGTCTCCTGTAGATCAACGTCTGAAATGCGTTGTGCCTTTAATAGCTCACCAGTTCTAGGATCGACCCACCCTTTACGAGTGGGTACTGCATCCGAACACCATGTGGGAGGTGTCAATGACATATTATTCTCCTGTGGGATTACCAGAGAGAAGTGCACGAATAACTTCGAATTCCTTCATCTCTTTCTTCACTTTACGTTCTTTAGGTTCTTCGATCTTCTCCATTTCGTCATGGTCTTTCTTGTCCACGGTGTGTTTCGCCATGAACTCCTTAGACTTAGGAGACTCTTTGTCGGTCAAACCTTCGGGAGGAGTTGCACCCTTCTTGGGGTTTGCAGCTTCTTCCATTGCAGAGATAAGTGCATCAACGTCTTCTTTAGTCGTTGTCTTCTCACCAATCTTAGAAATTTCAGCGGTCTTACCTTTGACGTTTGCAGAAGTCTTTTTCTTCTTGTCGTCTTTTTCGTCATCACCGCCATCGTCGGCAGGCTTGTCGCCACCGTCAATTGCATCGTCGGTTGCAGCACGCTTCTTGTGGAGGTATTCGTCAGAACCGTCTACGTCACCGTCATTGTCGATGTCCTTGTCCTTACGCTTTGCGAACGGCTTGTCGTTCTCTTTGTCGTTTACAGGATCAAGTTCTTTCTTTTCTTTTTTGGTGGCTTCTTCTACTTCATGGTAACCTTTACCATCGCAGTGATCGCACCCTTCGCCTTCACACTTAGGACATTCTTCTTTAGACTCCTTAGCGTGTTTCTTCTCGGAGACAACCTCAAGATATGCCTCCATCATTTTTTTGATGTCTTTTGTATTCATCTTAGGTCTCCGTTACATGAACCAGAAAAATTTAATTAAGGCACCGATTACACCAGTACCCACGATTACAGTAATTCTATTAATTAACAAGACCGTTCTGGCATTATCGTCCACAGTCCGCTGAAGAGTATCTAACTTCTCGGAGAATCGATTCATCCTCTCAAAATGATTATGATTCTCCTTCTCAATAGACAGAATCTTTTCTTCTGTCCGAGCAAGAGTGACCATAGCATCAGCGAGCTTGTCGATTTTCTCTTCGATCCGGTCTAACCGTTTTACCTGTGTATCTGCCATAATAGTCCCATTGGAATAAAGTACTTCTACTATTTATATCTCTTTTATTCTCAAAAGAAGATCACCATCACCTTTTATAATACGATGGTATGTCATCTTTGGAATTTTAAACCTGTCTCCAAT